GAGATCTACTGGCTGTGCGAGAACTTCAACGGCATGACCGATGACGAGCTGCAGGAGTTCCTTGTCAAGCTGAATCTGTACCACATTGCAGGCGCAGACACCAGCCAGGGCGGCAAGATCACCCCCTACACCACCGAGATTCCTGTGGAAGCCAGGCAGACTCTGCTGGATCTGCTCCATAGCCAGGTCTATGAGGACTTCGGCGGTCTGGACGTGCATTGTGTCAGCGCGGACAGCACCAACGACCATTTGGATGCGGCCTATGAGCCGCTGAACCAGAACGCAGACGACTTTGAGGCTCAGGTCAAGCCGTTCATCCGGCAGATCTGCGCACTGGCTGGCTTTGACAACGCTATGCCGGCATTCAACCGCAGCAAGATCACCAACACAGCTGAACAGGTCGCAACGGTGATTTCTGAGGCACCCATCATCGGGCAGGACATGGCCATTGACCTGTTGCCCAACCTGACCCCGGAACAAAAGAAGCAGGCCAAGGCTGCGCTGATGGCTGAGAGCGCAACAAGGGAGGCCGTGGACGAAGAGGAGGACGAAGACGGTGATGAAACGTGATTTCCGACCGTGACCGAATTTCCACCCGCCAGCTGAACCGCCTGCGCCGCCGTATTCTCCGGGTGTACGGCACTGCCCGCCGGGAGATGACCGAGCAGCTCACCGAGTTTCTGGGGAAGTATCGAGCTTTGGACGAGCGCAAGCGGGCGCAGCTGGATGCAGGCGAGATCACCGAGGAAGACTATCGCATCTGGTTACAAAATCAGGTCTTTCAGTCCGATTTGATGCGCCAGAAGCTGGACGGCATCACGCAGACCTGCACCACAGCCCAAGAGACGGCCTACAAGCTGGCCCGGGACGAGCAATACAACATCTTTTCCTTTGGCGCAAACTGGGCTTTCTATGAGCTGGAACAGGCCGCAGGCGTGACGTTCGGGCTGACACTGTACAACGCCGAAGCAGTCAAGATCCTGCTGAAAGAGAACCCCCGCATGGTGCCAAACAAGCGCATCAAGAGCGAGAGCAACCGCACCTATGATGCCCGGGTGTTCAACCGCTACGTCATGCAGGGCATCGTGCAGGGCAAGAGCGTCCACGACATCGCCGTGCAGGCCGTAAACGGCATGGCTGATACAGAGATCCACTGGGCCATGAACAACGCCATCACAGCCCTTACCAGCGCCCAGAACGCCGGGGCTTTGCAGCAGATGCACAACGCCCAGGCTTTGGGCATCGAGGTCAAAAAGCGCTGGAACTCCACCCACGACTACCGCACCCGTGAAATGCACCGTTTGCTTGACCAGCAGACGGAAGAGCTTGATGAGCCGTTCAAGGTCATGGGCTACGAGATTCAGCACCCCGGCGACCCTAATGCAGCCCCGGAAATGGTCTACCACTGCCGCTGTGTGCTGTCCTCTGCGCTGGTCAAGTATCCTCGGCAGAACGCCATGCAGCGGGACAACGTAACAAAAGAGGTCACGCCTGTCATGGATTACACCGAGTGGTACAAGGCCAAGGGCGGCACGGAAGCCGAACAAATGTGGTGGTCGGAAGAGAGAAAACGGAGAAAGGAGAGCGCAAAGCATGAAAAATAAGAAGTTTGGGATTGTCGTAATCAACGATGACTTTTTCTTGAACTTTTGCCGTGATTTTAAGCCCCCGTGTGGTTACATTAAGCCAAAACACGTGCGGCCTTCCTACGGAAATGGCGCAAAGCTGCATGGAGCACACAAACGCCTTATTAGAACAACGGAAGGACTCAGAAAATGAATGTCTTAATGTCAGATGCCGATTATGCGCCGTGGCTTATGGATGCGCTCAAGCTGATTGAAGAAGAGAATGTCAAAAAACTTGCAGTAGTAGGCATTACTGCCAAAGGCGAGGTCATGACCGGTTATTATCACATGGAAATGTCCGATAAAGCTCTTGTTTCTGCTCATATGCAGGCTGACGCTGTACTGGATTCGGTTTGTTCCAACGGAGAGCTGATCCAAAGACATTGGGCAGAGCAGGAGAAAGAAGAGGATGAACCGTGATTCTGCCAATGGAAAACGCCGAGGACGAAGATGATTCCGATGAAATTCAACTACGACATCAAATTCATCGACAACACCCCGCAGCTCCATGAAGCTCTGGACTCATGGGCAGAGCGGGTGCTTACCATCTGGGGGATGAAGGTGCAGGACTACGCCCAGCTGCTTGTGCCCACCGGCACGGCAGACAGCACCGGCATTGAGGGATATGTGGGCGGTGCGCTCAAGCAAAGCCTGACCTACGCCGTAGACCTTGCCAAAAAGACCGTGACCATCGGCAGCAACCTGTTTTACAGCGTCTATGTTGAGCTTGGCACGGGTATCTTTGCCGAGAAGGGCAATGGACGCAAAACGCCGTGGGTCTGGAAAGACTTCAACGGCAAGTGGCACTTTACCCGGGGCATGAAAGCCCGTCCATTCCTCCGCCCGGCGGTGGAAGATCATATTGACGAGCTGCGAGAGATCGCCGTGGAGGAAGCAGAGAAGGGAGAATGATATGCCAGAAGAAAAGCTTTTTCCGGCGGTCTTTACGGCGTTTAGCATTATGCTGCTTGAGTATATGCTTTATGAATTCCTGAAGGATTTCACCGAAGTAAAAGACCCACTTCTCTCCGCCTTTTTGCTTAACGTCAGTTTTGGCTTGATTTCCTTTACGGTTTATCTTGCACTCTAATTCAATATCTTAGCGGTTGGCGCACAGCGTCAGCCGCTTTTTTATGCCGCTTTAGCTCAGGTTGGCAGAGCACCGGATTTGCAATCCGGGGGCCGTGGGTTCAAGCCCCACAGGCGGCACCACACCGGCAGCACGTCCGGCAAATAAACCTTATTGCCAAGCATGGCAGCCCGAGCAAGGGCAGAAAGGACTATCACATGGCACTCGAACGCAAGACTCTCCGGGCGATTCTGGAAGATGAAACGACCGACACCAGCGGCAAGCTCAAGAAAATTCTGGACGTGCTGCATGAGGAAACGGACACCTTGCAGAACCAGCTCGATGAGAAGAACGCAGCCCTCGCCAAAGCCGAAAAGGACCGGGACGCAGCCAACTGCGGCAAGCAGGCCGCTGAAAAGGCGCTGACCGACTACAAAGCCCAGCAGACCCAGAAAGACACTCACGCAGCCAAGGAGGCCAAGTTCCGGGAGCTGCTGAAGACCGCCGGGGTGCTGGACAAGTACGCAGACCGCGTTGTGCGGCTGTCTGGCGAGGACATCGACAAGCTGGAGCTGGACGAAAAGGGCAACGTCAAGGACGCCAAGAAGCACGCCGACAGCCTGAAAGCTGATTGGAGCGACTTTGTGGCTACGACCACGACCACCGGCGCAAAGGTGGACAACCCGCCCACCAACGCCGGCTCCAAAATGACCAAAGAGCAAATTTTTGCGATCAAGGACGCTGGCGAACGCCAGGCGGCCATCGCAGCAAATGCCGACCTGTTCACAGGCGGCGGAAAGGACTAATACATGGCAGCAAAGGATAATCTGATCACCACTACCGAGATCACTGTCAACCCCCGGGAAATCGACTTCGTGACCCGCTTCCAGCGCAACTGGGAACACCTGCGGGAGATCATGGGCATCATGCGTCCCATTCGGATGCAGCCCGGCACCGTGCTGAAGAGCAAGTACGCCCAGGGCACCCTGCAGAGCGGCACCGTGGCAGAGGGCGAGGAGATTCCCTACAGCCAGTACACCGTCAAAGAGAAGGACTACGGTAAGATCACCATCGAGAAGTACGCCAAGGCCGTATCTCTGGAGGCTATCCAGAATTATGGCTACGATGTGGCCGTGCAGAAGACCGATGACGAGTTCCTGTTCGACCTGACCACAAAGGTCACGGATAAGTTCTACAAGTACCTGAACACAGGCAGCCTGAAGGGTACCCCCAAGACTTTCCAGATGGCTCTGGCCATGGCGAAGGGCAGCGTGGAGAACAAGTTCAAGAATATGCACAGAACCGTCACCGGCGTTGTGGGCTTTGCCAACGTCCTGGACGTGGCGGAGTACCTGGGCACCGCCCCGATCACCATCCAGAACCAGTACGGCTTCCAGTACATCAAGGATTTCATGGGCTACAACACCATCTTCCTGCTGTCCGACGGCGAGATCGCAAAGGGCAAGGTCATTGCAACCCCCGTGGACAACATCGTGATGTACTACGTTGACCCCTCCGACAGCGACTACGCCAAGGCTGGGCTGGTGTACACCACCGCAGGCGAGGCCAGCAACCTGATTGGCTTTCACACCCAGGGCAACTACACCACCGCCGTCTCTGAGAGCTTCGCCATCACCGGCGTGACCCTGTTTGCTGAGTATCTGGACGGCATCTCTGTCCAGACCATTACCCCGGGCGAATCGGTCTAACCTGCAAGGGGGTGACTTTGCATGACCGTCCCTGAACTGTGCAGATACACGCACAATTTTTTTGACCGGGCAGATGACCCCGTTGCCGGGGAGTTTACCTTTGAGCCGGATACCGTGCCCGCCGGGGTAGTGCCGGGGCAGTATTTCCTCGTGTGCGGTTCCATCTTCAATGACGGCGTGCACAAGGCTGGGGACGGCGATCTGACCGCCGAGACCTTCACCGGGACGGTGCAGCCTATGCGCGTGCCGCCTGCTTTTGCGGCACTGGCTGAAAAAATCGACGCATACGACAAGGCACTCCCGTCCGGCGGCGTGTATGTGTCCCAGTCCTTTGCCGGGTGGTCCGGCACGATGGCCACAGGTGCGGACGGGCTGCCCGCCGACGGCAAAACCCGCTATAAATCCGAGATCAATCAGTGGAGGAAGATGTGACATGGTCAATTCGTTCACTGCATCCACCGTGATGCAGAGCTTTACCCAAAAATACCGTTTTCAGACCCGCAGCTATGAGCCGGACGGCGTGGGCGGCTTTGTGTCCGGCTGGCAGGACGGCCCCGAGTTCGAGGCCGTGGAGCGCCACGACACCACCGTGGAAGCACAGGTGGCAGAGCAGGCTGACACAGCCTCCACCTATACCCTGCTGGTCAACACGGGCGTGCCGCTGGCCTTCCCGGACTACATCAAGCGGGTGAGCGACGGGCAGACCTTTCAGATCACAAGCACAGCAGACGAAACCAAGTCCCCGCCGGAATCCGGCATGGGGCTGCGGGCCGTCAAGTGCAAAAAGGCGGTGCTGCCGTAATGGGACCGTCTGAGAGCATCAACCGGGCGCTGAACACTTTTTTCAACGGCTTTGGCATCCCGGGCTATCTGGAAGATAACATCCCTCCCGCCGCTTCCCTGCCCTATCTGACCTACAAGCCCACCATCCCCGGCGGGTGGAACGAAACGACATCCTTCCACGCCCGGCTGTGGTACCCCAGCAAGAGCGGCAGAGCCCCCATTCTGCAAACAGAAGATACGATCAGCGCGGCCCTCGAGGACAGCATAACGCTTTCCTGTGAGGGTGGCGCTATTCTTTTGCAAAAAGGCACCCCATGGGCACAGCCTCTCGACAACCCGCCCGAAGGGTATCTGTGCGAATATCTCAATTTTGAAATTACGCAATTTTGCGAGTAAGGAGCAATATGGGAAGAAAATTTTCCAAAATTTCGCAGGAAGCGTTCAAGTCCATGCAGTTCAATTCCGGAATCGTGGTCAACAAATTTGACGTGACCGGCGCGGCCGAAGTGCAGGATGCAGACATTATCACTGCCACCACCGGCGGCATCACCGCGGCCTGCAAGGCAAACTTCACCGATCTGGGCGCGGACGTGGACAACGCCCAGAAGAACACCGCAGAGCTGATGCAGATCGAGGACTACGACTGCACGCTGGCCTTTACGGCCCTGAACGCAACCACTGACGTCATCAAGCTGGCCCTCGGTGCAGCCGATGTGGCAGAAAAGAAGGTCACGCCCCGCATGACGCTGAACCCCACTGAAAGCACCGGTGACTTTAAGGACATCTGGTGGGTCGGCGACACCATTGACGGTGGCTATGTGGCTGTACGTCTGATGAACGCACTCTCCACCGGCGGTTTGACCCTGAAGACGACCGACAAGGGAAAGGGCAACATTGCAGTCACCCTGACCGGCTGCCCCCGTCTTGGCAGTGATACCGTGCCTATGGAGTGGTACTACAGCCCCAAGGCCGCAGCATAAGGAGGACACCGCATGAAATTTTTGACAGAGCTGCCCGATGAAGATTTTCTGCGCCACTGCTGGCAGATCGCCGATGTGGCGGAGGAGGTCTTGGAAAAATCCAAGATCATGGAGCTGCTCAAGGTTCTGCCGGTCCTGACCGGCGATGAAACGCCGGAAGAGCTGGAACAAAAGAAGAAGGAACAGGCAAAAAAGAACATTCAGGCTATGGCAAAAAGCTTGCTGTTCGACAATGCCGCTGCCACCGCAAAGCTGCTTCCGCTGCTCTATGAGCCGGACGTGGATGAAAACGGGGTGGTTGAAAATATCGGCCCGTTCAAGAAGATGCGCGCGGTAAAAGAACTGCTGAACAACGATGATGTGCTGGATTTTTTGCTCTGGTGTCTGCCGTTGGTGCTGGCGGGTACAGACGCCTGATTTCTTCCATCAGCCCGGACGCTCTGCGGCTGTTTGGCAGGCCGTACATCTTGCAGCACTGCCTGAACACTTTGCGGCAAGAGCGCATCATGCTCAGCTATCAGACGTACATGACGGACGCTCTGGCGCACCTTATAGGCGCGGAAGAGCGGTGGTACGACATGGTGGCCGGGCTTGTGGAAAACCGCCCACAGCCGCCGCAGCCGTCCGCTGATGAAGTGATAGCACGCATTAAAAATGGCTTGAACGGGGGTGATGGAACCTGAAACTTTTTGAATTGAGCGCCACCCTCGGGCTGGACGACAGCGCCTACCGGCAGGGCGTGGAAGAGGCAAAGTCTCAGACTAAGTCCGCTGTCTCCACCATGATGAAGGATTATAACCGGCTGTACAGTGAAGTCATTCACCTTACGGCAGCCTACCAGAAATCACGGAAAGAGACCGGGGAAACCTCCGAAAAAACTAAGGAGTTTGCCCAGAAGCTGAAAGAAGCTCAGGCCCAACTCAATACCACGGCGCAGGGGCTGAAGACGGCAGAAGGGTACATGAACAGCTTTGGGGATGCCGCATCGGGGTCCAGCAAGTCTCTGGCCGGTGCCATTGCACAAGGCACGGTCATGGCGAGCATTTTCTCGAAGCTTGGCTCCGCTGCACTCAGTGCCGCAGAAGGGTTCATCTCTTCCGGCATCGAGTATAACGCCCAGATCGAGAAATACACCACCGGCTTTACCAATATGCTGGGCAGCGCGGAAGCTGCCCAGCAGGTCATGAGCCAGATCCAGGAAGACGCGGCAAAAACCCCCTTTGACGTGGCGAGCCTGACACAGGCTAACCAGTACCTGATCTCTGCAGGCGAGAACGCTTCCTATGCACGCAATACCATCATGGCGCTGGGCGACGCGGTCTCTGCGACCGGCGGCGGCAACGACGAGCTGAACCGCATGGCGCAGAACCTGCAGCAGATCGCCAACACCGGCAAGGCTACAGCGGTCGATATCAAGCAGTTTGCTTATGCTGGTATCGACGTATACGGCATTCTGGCCGACTACACAGGCAAGTCCACCGCCGAAGTGCAGAAAATGACCATCAGTTATGATCTGCTGACGCAGGCCCTTCAGGCCGCATCCGAAGAGGGCGGGCGTTACTACAACAGCATGGACACCCAGAGCCAGACCATGAATGGCCGGGTGTCTACCCTGCAGGACAATGTGAAACAGCTGGCGGGATTGCTGACCGGCGATTTATCCAGCGGCATCGGCGTTGTAATCGGCAATCTGAACGACATGCTCGTCGCAGCACAGGAAGCTTACAAAACGGACGGCTGGATTGGTCTCGCAGGCGCGATCACCGGCTTAACGGAGCCTATCAACACGGCAAAAAACGCTTTCAAGGACTTCGCAGGCAAAGCCACCACATGGCTGGATCAGCTGAGCTATAAGCTCAACCGTTTTCTCGGAAAAGCCGCCACAGCAGACTTTGATACCTACGAAGAGTACGCGGATGCAAATAACCGGCAGAGCAACAAAGACCGTTTACGGCAAAATGCCAAAAAAGGCATCGGCATCAGCAACAAGAGCTGGTCGGAGCGTCAGGCGGAGCTGGCGGCAGCCAATGGCAGCGGGGGCAGCTCCATTACAACCAGCCCGTCTGGTTCTTCCACTGGCAAAAAATCCGGTTCCGGCTCCAAGTCCACCACCGAAACGGTCATTTCGTCCATCTCCAGCACGGCTACGACTACCGCGCAGAATGCGCTGGGCGCTGTGACCACCAGCATCCAGACCCTTACCGAAAAGGTCAAGGACAGCGCGGGCAAGATCAAAGACCGCATCACCGAGACCACCACCACGACCGGCAAGGAATTGGTCAACGGCGTGGCCACCACCTACAAGCAGGTGGAAACAAAGGTCAACGGCACGGTCACAAAGGTCACAAAGACCTATGATGACATGTCAAAAACGCTGCTGGGCACCTTTACCAACGTCTCCGAGACCACCTTTAACGGCATCACCACAAAGGTGCAGCAGGCGGTGGAAAAGTACGCGGACAACAGCGAGCATATCAAGAAAACCGTCACTGAGACCGGCCAGCGCATCGGCGAGAACGGCGCGGAGACCTACGAGAAGATCATCACCTACATCGACGGTATTCAAGATAAGGTGACGGAAACCTCTACTCTTATCGACAAGAGCGTGAAAGGAACCCAGAGCCGTATTGACCAGCAGCTGAGCGAGGCTTCCGGCCAGCTGGATAAGGGCATTTTCGGGCTGGTAAAAAGCGCCTTTAGTGATGCCAAAAACGGTGACTGGGCAAGTCTTGGGCTGGATTTTGTCAATCTGATCTGGGGCGAAGTGTCACAGGGGCAGCGCGACGTGATCTCTAAGTGGCTTACGGACGCACTGACCGCGGTCAATGAGGGCTACTTCAGCGGCGGAATCGGAAAGGCATTTGATATCTTCCAGAAGCTTTTTTCTGACGGCGGGGTAAAATCCGATATCGACGGTGTGACCAATTCGGTCAAGGCTTTTGGTGAGATCATCGACGGTCTTGCAAAGTCCGGCGGCGTGGGCGGCACTCTGGGCAGCATCGTGCAGGGCTTTTCCAGCATGGCTGGTGGCATCACGTCTGCGCTGGGCACTATCGTGTCTTTCGTTGCAGCAAATCCTATTCTTGCCCTGATCCTGGGCGTGGGCGCTGTCGCTGGCGGCATTGGCCTTGCCATGTGGATGGACAAGAAGAATAATCAGAAGCCTGTCAGCCACTACCAGAGCCCCTTTGACAAGACCGGCGTGTATGACAGTCTGGGCACCTTCTCCACCCGCGCAGCCCTGCAGTACCGCGTTACCGGCCAGCAGTCCATTGTTGACCGGCAGACCAGCATTCTGGAACGCATCGAGGGGATGCTGGACGAGCATCTGCCCGACATCGGCAAGGGCCAGGTGGTCATGGACTCCGGTGAACTGGTGGGCGTGCTGTCGCCCCGCATGGCGACCAACGTAGATGCACGCATCGGCGTGACAGTGGAACGGAAAGCGAGGGGTGTGTAATGGCAAAGCTTCTGGGGGCAAAAATCGGCAATTTTCACACCCTGACAGATTGGGGACTGTACCTCAAGGTAGGCAGTCCTAAAATCGGCGCGGCAGAACCGGAAGAATACCTTGTGCAGGTCACCGGATCTGATTCGCTGCTGAACCTGACCACATGGGACGACGGCAAGGTGCACTATAAAAAGCGCACCATCACCATGGAGCTGCTCTGCAACGCGCCAAAAAGCAAGTGGCCTTACATCGAAAGCACCATTGCCAATGCCATTCATGGCAAGTGGCTGCAGTGCCGCTTTGATGAAGACCCGGCGTGGTACTGGGAAGGGCTTTGGAAAGTCACACCATCCCGCGACCGGCTTTCCAGCACCTTTACCATCACCGGCACCTGCAACCCCTTCAAGCGCAGCGTCTACGACGGCACCAACGACTGGCTGTGGGACGATTTCAACTTTGAGTATGATATTGTGCGCAACTACACGGATATCCCGCTCAAGGCGGGCGAGGACAAAGAGGTGTCCATCACCGGCGCACCGCGTGCGGCCGGCATCTACTTCCAGCGCAGCGAGACCGCCGCAGACATCGCGGTGTCTCTCAACGGCTTTGAGGTAGGCATTCTGGCCAAGTCCACCGACTGGCAGTACATTGAGGGCCTTACCATGCCGGACGGTGTGGTGGGCACCCTCGTTTTTGCTACATCGGCAGACTGCAGCATCAGCATCAAGTATTTGGGGGCAAGCCTATGAGCTACAAAGTTTATGCTGGCGTGCAGACGGATGTAGACACATGGGAAACTAAGGTCTGTATCCACGATATCAGCGATATCACCGACACGAAAAAGCTCATCAGCCCCACGCTGACCCGCGAAGTGGGTAAAGCTGGCTCTTTTGAGTTTACCATGCCGCTGGGCAATGTGGCACACTCTGCGCTGCAAAAGCTGCGCACTACGGTGGAGGTGGAGCAGGACGGCGTTTCCATCTGGCAGGGCCGTCCTATGAGCCATGAGCAGGATTTTTTGATGCGTCAGAAAATCTACTGCGAAGGGGAGCTTGCATATCTGAATGACAGCGGCATTGCGCCGTACGCTGCAAAAAATGTGAGCTTTTCGCAATTTCTGGAATGGATCTGCGATAACCACAACGCGCAGGTTGACGCTTACAAGGCGTTTACTCCCGGAAAAGTCGAGATGGACATTCCCATGATCGTGCCCTATGTAGACGGCATCAAAGTCGTGCAAGTGGGTTACAGTTACGATTCTGATGATGGAGATTACATTTACCATTGGGGAATTGTAGACCCCGTGGATGGAAAGACGAATATTTTCTATGAGCAAACAGAGAGCGACAAAGCTTCCTGCCTGAGCTGGAAAATCGGTGAAGAGCACATTGCGAACGGTCGCATTATTTCACGGATTGGAAGCAACAATTTCCGCGTGCGTCTGTTTGCAGCCTATGTAAAGGGCAAAACGTACGCTGCAAAGGTCGAAGTGAAAAAAGCCGAAATCGTCTGCGGTACTTGCAACAAGAATTTTGGCACGTACTCCATTTATAACGTTGAGCAGGCATCTGAATCCAAGACCTTTAAGATCACCGAGCAAAACGGAAAATACAGCCTTGCTATCAACGGCAAGACGGATCCCCGCTTTTTGTTTGATGTCAAGGAACCTACATACAGCTTTGGCGATGAAAAAAACTACGGCGTTACATGGGACATCTTGCAGAATGAGCTGGTGGAAAAGTACGGCGGATATCTGGTGCTGCGCCATGCAGAAGATCATGACGGAAAACCGCGCCGGTATCTGGACTATCTGCAGGCAATCACCGATAAAAACACCCAGACGGTGGCTTTTGGAACCAACTTGCTGGATTTGACCAACTACGTCAAAGCAGAGGATATCTACACGCGGGTGATCGCGGTAGGTGCCAGAAAGAAATCGTGGCTTGTTTTTTCGTGGGGAGAAACTATTACAGAAACCGCAAACGATTTGGCTGCGCAAAAGCTTTTTGGCATCATCACAAAAGTGATCTTTATTGAAGGCATCGAAAGCACGCCGCAGTCTTTGCTGGATGCGGCAGAGGAAGAACTTGCCAAAAATCTGCGCTATCTGAACGGTATGACGGTCAAAGCGGTCGATCTGAAAGACGCTGATATTGATGTCAGCCGTATTGCACTTGGAAAGCAAACGCACATTTTCTCTGCACCGCATGGTGTAGATACCTGGCTGCTGTGTTCCAAGCTTGTTGAGCCTTTGGATTCGCCAGATAAAAAGGAGTTTACATTTGGCACTGAGTTTTCCAGCATCAGCGACCTGCAGGCTTTGAGTGCACGCAAAGCGTTCGATGCTTACGATTTGAGTCGATCGCTCAAAGGGTACATGTCAGGCTAATGAGACAGGAGGTGTTTTATGGATAAAACTTTTGATGAAGCCATTGCGGGAATCCGTAAGGCTGAGCGAGGCGTGGAAGTCCGTGAGGACATCGCACAGGGCATGGAGTACGTCAAGCAGTACGCCGAGGAAGTGACAGGCCAGCAGCAGGCTACTTTGCAAGCCGCTCAGACCGCTGCCGGAGCGGCCAGCACCGCGACGAAAAAGGCCGCAGAAGCTGCAGAAAGCGAAAGCATGGCCCAGACTGCCGCCGCCAGCGCAGCCCAAAGCGCACAGTCAGCGTCCGCAGACGCAAAGAGCGCGGGAAGCTCTGCCGCTTCTGCCAAAGCTGAAGCGGACAGGGCTGCGGCCATCGTGAGCACCGACAAGACGCTGAGCGTTGATGGTGCCCCGGCTGACGCAAAGGCTGTTGGCGATGCGCTGAAAGGCATCAAGTTCCCTATTGCCACCGCAACCACACTGGGCGGTATTAAATCAGGAAAGGGTTTAAAAATCAGTGCGGATGGCACGGCATCCATTGACGCTTATAATACAACTGAGATAGACTCCATGCTGAATGCATGGCAGGAGCAGGTAGACAACAAGATTTCTTCCGCCAAATCCATTACGGCTTCCGGTGATGGCTATATCCGTTTTGCCGATGGCACACAGATTTGCTGGCTCAAATTCGACGGCTGGTCTAGTAAGGGCTACGTTTCCTATTTTCCGTTTCCTGTGCCATTTGCTAACATAAATTATGGTGCCGGTTTTACTCTTGGCACCAGCATAACTTACAGCTCCAACGTAGAATGTTACGTATTCGATCGTGCTACTACTGGATTATGTGTATACAATGCCTATAAAGGAAGTATTGTCGTCATAGGTCGCTGGAAGTAAAGGAGGTGCGGCATGGAAATCAAAATTGGATATGCCCTTGCAAAACCTGTGGAGACACAGGTGCAGTGCGATGCATACACCGCTATGGTGGAAGCAGTAAACGCCCACAATGCCGCCTGCGCTGTGGGAGATACGTTGTGGAGCATCGCGGATAAACCTGGCTGCTACGAGGTAACGGACGGCGGAGTAAAGCCTGACCCTGCGGACCAGCCCGAACCGGAGCCGGCACTTAACGAGAAGCTGGAAGCACTGCAGAAAGATAACAAGATGCTTAAGCAATGTCTGATGGAAATGTCGGAGATTGTGTATGCTTAAACGAATCACACAAAAATTAGAAAGGATGGTACGTATGATGGCAATGTTATGGGCACAGGAAATTATGTCCGCTGAGACTGTGGAGGAAGCAAAGGCTCTGTACGAGCGCTGCCCCCGCCTGCTGAAGGAGAAGGTGAAGGCGATTCTTATTAAGAGCGGCTTTGAGGAGATCGTACAGGAGGAGTAAGCGATGGAAAAACTTTTGGAATTTCTGGTGGGGCTGTTGAAGGTGCTCTTCGGCGGGGACAGTGAAAGTCCTGCGCCGGAAAAACCAAGAGAGCCTCCTGTTGAGGAGGCCGTCACCGGCTGGGAGGGCGACCCGCCATACCGGTACATTGACGTGAGCCGCTATCAGGGTGCGATCGACTGGGCGCAGGTAGCAGCGGCAGGTTACAAGGGAGCCATGCTCAAGACGGTATCCACCAACAGCAAGCTCAGCAAGCGGGCAGATGGGCTGTATATCGACCCGACCTTTGAGGACAATTACCACAACGCCAAAGCGGCAGGGCTGGACGTGGGCGTATATTATTACACCTACGCCACCAGCGAGGCGATGGCCGACGCAGAGCTTGCCCTTGTGCGGCAAGCAGTCTACGGTAAGGAGCTGACCATGCCCCTTGCGGTGGACGTGGAGGAAAACAAGCTCAAACCCATGAGCACCCTCGACCTCACCAACCTCACCGCCTATGCGCTGGAAAAGGTGGAAGCCATGGGATTCTATGCCCAGCTGTACACCTACACCAACTACTCCAACATGGAGCTGGACATGGGCCGTCTGGCAAACCGCTGGGACGTCTGGCTGTCCGATACGACCGGGCACACTCCCGCCGTCGGCTACCACTACAACGCTCACCAGCACACCAGCGAGGGCAGCGTGCCGGGCATCTCCGGCAACGTTGACCTCAACGTCACCACCCTCAACTACCCCCGTATCATCCGCAAGAAGGGTCTGACCCGTCTCCGGGAGGGTAAATGACTGAAAAAGAAGCTTTGCTTTGGGTGCTTGGCATCCTGGGCAGCCTGTGCGCCGCTGCTATTACGATTGATAAGGTACTGGAAATCATTCATAAATACATCAAGAAGGCACAGGAGCCGGACAACGCGCAGAACAAGCGGCTAGATGAGCTGGACAAGCGCGTCGGAACCTTGGAACAGGGGCAGCTCCAGCATACACAAGCCCTTGCAAGAGACCTCCGGCGATTTGACGGCATTGACGAAGAAATACGCCTTGTTCTCGTTGGCGTGCAAAATCTTTTGGATTCGCAGCTGTCCGGAAACAACCGGGAAGGTATGCAAAAAAGCAAGACCGACATTAACAACTACCTACTGAAAGGAGTAACAAATCATGGAAGCGTTCTTTAACTTTATCCCCGCACCCATCGCAATGGTGCTGATGGTCATTGGCTTTGCCGCGCTGGCAGTGGGTGCCATTCGGCTGGGCTACAAGCAGTACGTCAAGCAGTGGGCGCTGGAGCTTGTGACCATCGCCGAGGATAGCATCATGGGCAGCGGTCAGGGCGCAAAGAAAAAGGCACAGGTCTTTGCCGCGCTGCGCGGCGCACTGCCGGACTGGCTCAAGCCTTTTATCACCGATGAAGTGCTGGACAGCGTGATTGAAAAGGCTGTCAGCATGATGAAAAAGGCACTGGCAGAAAAGAAGCCTACCATCAACAAGGAGTAATTTATGATCGAGCAAAGCGTATCTCTCGCATCCAATGGCGTTGTCAAGGTGCCGGGCTATGAGCAGCTGGTGCGCTTTGGCTACACCAAGAACCGGGGCGTGTACCGCCTTGCCGTCACTGCAGCCGGCGAGTGGGAAGGGCTGACCATCCGGGCCTTTTGGCACGTTCCGGGCGGCTCTGACCCGGCATCCTCGCTGGTGGCGGACGGCTATGTGGACGTGCCCGCCAGCGTGACCGCACAGCCCGGCAATGGCTGCATCACATTTGAGGGCAGCGACGCCACCAAGACCGTGACCAGCGCAGACCTGCGGTATCGTGTCAGCGCCAACTCCGGCACGGAGGATGGCACAGAGCCGGAACCGGGTACTCCTGCATGGCAGCAGCTGGTGGATGCCGTTCACACCGATGCCACCGCCGCAGAACAGGCCAAGACCGACGCACAGACGGCAGCACAGCAAGCTGGGGCATCTGCCAAATCCGCACAGACCGCCGCCAGTGAAGCCGCCACCAGTGCAGGCAATGCAGCCCAGAGCGCTCAGGAAGCCGCTGACAGCTTACAGGAGCTGAAGGACGGCATTGCCGCTGGTGACTTCAAAGGCGAGAAAGGCGACAAGGGCGACACTGGTCCCATCGGTCCGGTCGGCCCGCAGGGTGAGCAGGGCCCACAAGGCCCCAAAGGTGACCCCGGAGAGACCGGCCCGCAGGGGCCGCAGGGCGAGAAGGGCGAGAAGGGCGAGACCGGAGCACAGGGCCCTGCTGGTGCCGACGGCAAGGATGGCGCACCCGGCAAAGACGCCACCGTGGACGCCACCCTGAGCCAGAGCGGCAAGGCCGCTGACGCAAAAGCCACAGGTGACGCGATCAGCGCAGTAAAGGTGCGGCAGAACATCCTTATCGGCAGTGAGACAGGCAACCCCATCGCCGTTGACGATGCCTTCTCCGCGCCCCTGTGCGGTCTGACTGTCTACGGCAGAAGTACGCAGGACGGCACACCCACGCCGGATGCACCTGTGCCTATCGTGAGCGCTGGTGACGGCGGGAGCATAACGGTCACCTTGAGCGACGGGAACGGCAAAACGCAAACTCTCACCCTTCCCACTCCCAACGGATTACCCGGCATCCCTGTCACCTCTGGCGGCAACTACACCGACAGCACGGGCCAACAGTGGGTGTGCGACGAGGTGGACTTGGAGAGAGGGGTGAAGGTGCAGAGGATTTACAAGGTTGATGTTGACGGTGAAAACACTAAGTTTGAACAAGCTGGCAACTACGCCAATCTTGCGCCAAGAGGATTACCAATCGCCTTGTATGCCGGTGGACAGAGAATATACGCAGCTAGTACGTTTACCAACTTATCGTGGTTTTACAACGCGAATGGAAAATTCCTATATCTGCAAGCGGCTGATATTTCTGGCCAGATCAACGAGTCTTGCAAAAAGCAGCTGGGCAAAATCTATTACGCTCTCGCAACCCCCATCGAAACCCCGCTCACCCCTGCCGAAATTGCCGCCTACAAAGCCCTCACCGTTTACGCGCCTGACACCGTGGTGCAAGCGATAGACGGCGCAGGGTTGAAATTGGAGTATCAGAGAGACGTTAACATCGTAATCAAAAATCTTGAGGATGCCATCGCATCCATGACTGCAACCTAAAGGAGGGAAAGCATATGGCTATCAAAAGCAAAGCCCGGCATGATCTCACCCTGCGATCCATCAAGCGAGAAATCGCCGCAGGACGCGACGTGGCATACTGGCTGGACAAAGCGTACACCCATCTGGACAGCGGCCTGCTGACGGAGGACGACATCGCAGAGGTGGAAGCCCTTGCGCAAGCGTACTACGATGCACTGGACGCTAAAGACAAGGCGAACGCTGAGGAGATTACACAGTAAGGAGGATATCATGGCAAGCACTACATACGAGCAAAAACGATTTTGTGAAATCAAGAGATGCGGCAAAATCGACCTTTTCGGCAACGTCCCCGTAATGGTACGCAACGCCGGACAGCTGCCGCTGCCCTTCTGGCTCGGTGCTGCCTGTGGCGGCGGCTCGTGTAGTGCTGCCCGCTGCGCTGCAAGGACTTGACCGACAGCAGATGACCGCCGCCATCAAAAACGCACCGCTTGGGAGGGTAGACCGTAAGATAGCCTTACTGCGGTACGTTGAGCGGCTCCCGCTGCCGGACATTGCAGCACAGACGCATTACAGCCGGACGGCGATAGGCTACCGGCTGAAAGCTATTGATGAAAAGCTAGACGAAAGGAGCTCACTGTGAACCTCGAAAATGTTCCGACCGCAAATCTTATTACAGAGCTTCGCAAACGCGAGGGCGTGGAAACGACCGCTGTTGAGCCCTATCAGGACGCAGCAGTCAGCGTCAACGGCCCTGCGCTGGTTCTTGTCGTGACGGATTGATTGTGGTATAATAACATCAACAAATCCACCCGGCCTCTCGAAGAAGCACATTAGGGCGGATATTTGAAAGGCTACGGCCTTTGTAGAGAGCGGCATTGCCTGTGGGCGGTTCCGCTCTTGATTTTAGACTTTGCCGTTTTGGCGGCATAAAGAAACCCCCGGTGTTCCGTTTTTGGAGCATCGGGGGTTTCTTTATGCGGCAATATGCACAGCCAAAACCGCATCGTGCAGCATTGCTCGTGCATCAATCCCGTACACACCGGACACGGAATCCAGAGATTCCTCCGTCCATTCGTTATCCACCATAGCATCGTTCATGGTGCCATAACAGCCGCCCCATCTGCGACCATCTGAACTGTCGATAGTCCAACCGATTCTGCTGCCAAAATCTCCGCAAGACATATCATCCACGGTGACGGTGAGATACTCACCGTTTTCGAGGGCAACAAGGACACCCCCGGACGGTTGAGCGTATCCACCGCCGTTATTCGCCGTATCGGGGTTTGCGTATGGGTTGGTTTCGCAACCCCAAAAACTAATCATTCTTGCATCCATAATAATTCTCCTTTCTTTAAGGGTTTTCTTCCCTTATTATACCACAGCCCACACTACAATCATAGTTAAGGCTATAGCATATTATAATACTCAGCCAGCTCTTATTTCCTCCATTTTTTGCTTTCCTTGCTGTGATTATAGTATAGCACTGTTTACAGTGCATGTGAATTGATATTTTCGACAATGTTTATAGTGCCATCTTGCGCATATTTGACATTGTAAACAGTGCCGTTTTGTGCTATACTAAAACAAATGAAACGGGAGGTATTTTTATGATTTCTGAAAAGAAAAAGGCATCCAATGCCAAATGGGACAAAGAAAATATGACAAGCTTGGCCTGCCGCGTAAAAAAGGACTACGCGGAAAAGTTTAAGGCAGCGTGCGCAGAGGCTGGCACAACTCCGAATGCTGTCTTAAAAGCTGCGGTAGATGAATTTTTGAGGAGATATGACAAGAAAAAATTAATGGACAATGCAGGGGAAGAGCTTGGCAAGTATTCGCAGCTCTTAGGTAATATTGAAATCGAAGCTTTTGACTTGAAATAGCTAAAATTAAGCGCTCACGCGGTGTAATGCCGTGTGGGCGCTTTTCTTTTACAAAAGCTTGTAGTGCTCGGCAAGCAGGAAACGCACATACACCGGGCACTCCCTCTCGCCAAGGCACCAGCCCTGTACCGTGCGGCGCGGGATACCCGCACCCTTTGCAAAGGCGGTCTGACTGATGCCGGATGCCTCCACCATCTCCCGCACACTCATGTGCGCTGCTTCCCAGATACGGCCCAGACGGGCTTTCTCGGCGTCCAGATCGGCGCAGCCGTCGGCATCGTCCGGGATGCTAAGAGTGACATTGGAGAGGAAAAGGGGCTCTGGCTGGCTTTCAGCCATGAGAAAAAGTTCTGCTTTGCTGTACATAAATATCTTCCTTTCTTTTGACAATCGGAGGCTCTTCGTGGTATACTGTAAGTAGCCTCCTTGTGAGGTGCCTTTCACAAAATCCCCTAGTCGGTGTTCGCGCGCCGTCTGGGGGATTTTGTGTTTACTGCATGCTTTCCAAGAAAGCTTCGTATTGCGAATAAATCTCCTCCATGATGATCTGGCGCTCGATCTGCTCAACCTCCGGGTCGCCATTGTACAGGGCATCCGCCTGCCGCTGCGTCAGCTGCATCTCTGCGGTCAGAATGTAATCGGATGCGCTGAGATCTTCAGTCTTGACGTCCCCATCGTGCACGTTGATGTGGGCGTAGATGTCAAGCACGACGGCTTGCTCATCGTCCGGGATCTCTTCTTCTGACCACTCCTGCTCGTACTTCCGCATGGACTGGGTGCGGAGTTCATCGACCTCAAGCTCAGTTCCGGTGGACAGGACCTTCTCGGCAAATTCTTCTGCTGTTAACTTTTTCATTTTTTGTTCCTCCGTTGTGGTTTCATGTGTCTTTCACTGTCTTTATTATACGCTCATTGTGCGCAAAAGTCAAGGCTTTTTGCAATTTTTTGTGCACAGTGAGCGTATTTTTTTTTATTTGGCAAATGTGAGTTTTTTGTCCTTCGTTGTACCTTCGTTGCCTCTCCCGGCGGTTTAAACCGGTACACTGGGCGCAAAGGGAGGGGGTGCCATGTGGCACAAGTTTAACCCGAACCCGCGCGGGAGCAGCGTCGGGGACTGCGTAGTGCGGGCGGTTGCTGCGGCCACCGGTCAGAGCTGGGAGCAAGCGTATATTGCGCTGGCGCTCACCGGCTACGCCCTCGGCGATATGCCCAGCGCCAACCGCACATGGGGCGCGTACCTTCAAAAGCGCGGGTTTAAGCGCCGTTTGGTGGAGGCAGACTGCACCACCTGTTACACCGTGGCAGATTTTGCCCGAGAGTACCCGCGCGGCGTGTATGTACTGGGCTGCTCCGGCCACGTCCTGGCTGTGGTCAACGGCGAGTGGTGGGACAGCTGGGACAGCGGCGTAGAATGCCCGATTTATTACTGGTATAAGGAGGAGTAAACGATGCCTTACAATCCGTATGCGTATCAGATGCCGACATACTACGGCCAGCCAATGCCGGACAACCTCGCTCAACTCAGGCAGGGAGTGGGCTATCAGTCTCCCATGATGCAGCAGCCGACAGCACAGACAGCACAGGCTACGCCATCCATCATCTGGGTGCAGGGAGAAGAGGGCGCAAAAGCCTATATGGTCGCCGCAGGCAACAGCGTACTGCTGATGGACAGCGAAAACAGCGCTTTTTACATCAAGAGCACCGACGCCAGCGGGATGCCGCTGCCTCTCCGCGTCTTTGACTACAAGGAACGCACCACGGCGACAAAAATGCCCCCTCAGACGGCGCAGCAGCCCGGCGGGGAGTTTGTCACCCGAGCAGAGTTTGACGCTCTGGCAGCCCGCTGTGCGGCGCTCGAGAAGCAAGAGCCTGCAAAACCTGAAACGGAGGTCAAATAAGTATGGCAAACCCTCTTTTTAACGCACTGGGCGGCGGTATGCCTGCCATGTCCGGCCCTATGGGTCAGTTCGGGCAGATGATGCAGCAGTTCCAGCAGTTCCGTGCAAACTTTCAAGGCGACCCGAAAGCAGAGGTGCAAAAGCTGCTGCAATCCGGCAAAATGTCACAAAACCAGCTGAACCAGCTGCAGGCGATGGCGCAGCAGTTTCAGCAGTTCCTCCATTAAGTCGTAACCGTGGCCACGGTTCAAGCATAAAAATCATTCAAAACACACGAAAGGAGTACAAAAATGTCTCTTTCTTCCGATTCTGCGGTTCTGACCATGCCTGTTCAGCCCGCAAACACCAACGGCGGCAACGGCTTTGGCTTTGGCAATGATGGCGCATGGTGGATCATCATCCTGTTCCTGTTCGCCTTCTGTGGCGGCTGGGGCGGCAACTGGGGCGGCAATGGCAACACCGGTGCCGGTGTCGTTGACGGCTACGTCCTGACCTCCGATTTTGCCAACATCGAGCGCAAGATGGATGGTATCAACAACGGCATGTGTGATGGCTTCTACCAGCAGGCGCAGCTTGTCAACGGCGTGCAGCAGACCGTAAACAACGGCTTTATGTCCGCAGAAATCAGCCGCGCAAACCAGCAGGCGGCGTTCATGCAGCAGCTGTTTGCCATGCAGATGCAGCAGCAGGAGTGCTGCTGCGAGAACCGCTCTGCCATTCAGGGCGTCAACTACAATTTGGCCACCCAGTCCTGCGAGACCCGGAACACGGTGCAGAACACCACCCGGGACATCATCGACAACCAGAACCAGAACGCCCGCGCCATCCTTGACGCCCTGACCGCACAGCGCATCGAGGCAAAGGACGCAAAGATTGCTGAGCAGGGTCAGCAGCTGTTCGCAGCACAGCTTGCGGCATCTCAGGCAGCCCAGAACGAAACGCTCAAGGCCTACATGAGCGGTCAGCTGGCCTACTACAATCCGCGCCCCGTGCCCGCATTCCAGGTTCCTGCACCTTACCAGTACGGTAACTGCGGTACCGGTTGCGGCTGCGGCAGCTGCGCATAACCGAATCACGACAGCTTTTTGAGTGGTTGTTTCCAAAATGGAAATGCCCACATCAAAATGTTCAGCCCCCTGAGCTGATTTTGCGAACCAGAGCGCCGGGGCAGCAGTCCCGGCGTTTTTCTATGAAAGGAGCCGATAAAATGGCTGAATTTAGCAACTCCAACACCGTCATCGTGGCGGCGGGTGAAAACCTTCCCCTGACCGAGACCGCAGTGAAAGCCCCTGCTTGTATCGTGCACCGTGAGGGAAGCGGCCTTGTGACCTTGCGCGGTCTGACTAGCGGGCAGTGCCGGGCCCGTTTCAAGGTGAGCTTTGGCGGCAATATCACCATTCCCACCGGCGGCACTGTGGGGCCCATCTCCGTTGCGCTGGCTGTCGGCGGTGAGGCACTTAACAGCGCAACCGCCATTGTTACCCCGGCGGCAGTCGAAAATTACTTCAACGTTTTCGTGGTCGCTTTCATCGAGGTGCCGCGCGGCTGCTGCGTCACCGTGGCGGTTAAAAACACCAGTACGCAAGCTGTCAGCATTGCAAACAGCAATCTGATCGTTGAGCGGGTAGCATAAGAAAGGAGATAAAGTCATGCTGGATAAACTGAATCATCTGAAGGATGAAATGTGCGACGAGCTCATGGAGCTGACCGACAAAAAGAACCGGTCCCCTGGCGATGTTGAGATGATCGGCGAGATCGTGGACATCATTTTGGACATTCACCGCATCGAGGATTACTGCGAGGGCGGCGAGTACAGCCGTACAGGCGAGTGGGAAGCCGATATGCGCGGATCCTTCAACCGTGATGCCGGAAACGGTTACAACCGGGGCAACAGCTATGCCAACCGAGGCCGGCACTATGTGCGCGGGCACTACTCCCGCACGGATGGTCGTGAGCGCATGATCTCTGACATCGAGGACATGATGCAGGAAGCCACCGGCGCGGAGCGCGACGCATACAAGCGGGCCGCTGACATCTTGCGCAACGCATAAGAAAGGGGGCGGCAGGCATGGACATCGATGAGATCAACACCCATATTCACAAGCTGAAATGCGGTTCAACGGACTGGCAGAGCGTGGAAAAGCTTGCCGCCCTCTGCACTGTGCGGGACGAGCTGGAAGAAAAGCAGGCACCTGAAACGCAGATCCAGGCACTGCCGCCCGCGACTTATGCGGCGGCGTACTCCACGGCAGCGGAACCGCAAAGCGACTTTGTGGTGGCTGCCAGCTCTGTTCCTTTCGGCGGTCTGATGCAGGTGCTTGACGAGCACATGAAGGCAATAAAGCTGGTTTACCCGAAAGAGTATGAGCTCGTAATGCGAAAAATAAGCGACTTGTAAAAGGACATAAAATGTGCTATTTTTACATAAGCTTCAGCGTTTTGGCACGAGACGGATAACCTAACAATAAGTTAACAAATCAATAATTATTTACATAAATACGTAAAATAAACTTGATTTGTAATCAGTGGGTTGCGGGTTCAACTCCTGTCACCAGCTCCAAAAATAAACGCACGAACGATAAAAGCAAACCGTCCGTGCGTTTTTCTTTTTGCTTGAAACGCCTTAAAATCTCCTGAATGAGCGTGATAATCTAACAAACAATCCAACAAATCAATACTTCATTTTTTGCATTTCCTGCAACAGATAAGCCGGGTCATTGTGGGAGACGTACTTGTTTGCCGTGGTGGAGAAATTTTTGTGCCCGAGGATGGCCTGCACGGCGGTCTTTTCCAGGCCGCACTCCACCATCTTACTACTGGCCGTGTGGCGCAGCGTGTGTGGATGCACGCCCTCTATATGGCATTCCTGCATCAACGCTCGGAACTTTGTAGCCACGTTGCGCTTATCCAGCTTTGTGCCGGCCTTGGATGGAATCAGCCATTCGCACCCGCTGTCAAGCATCCAAAAGGCAATGATCTTGTAAATGGGCTCAAGGATGGGGATAATGCGGTTTTTGCCTGCCTCGGTCTTTTCGCCGCCCTGCATGTACCGCTCTTTCAGATGCACATCCTCGCAGCGCATGGAAAGCAGCTCGTCAATGCGCATACCGGTGTACAGCAGCACCATGGCGATCTGTGCCGTTTGCCCAAGCCTTGGGTCATTCTGTCGGCTGCTGATCTGCTCGATCTCTTGGGCGGTCAGTGTGCGCTCTGCTTTTCCTGTAGCCGCCGGAAGCTGCAGCAGCATGGCATAATTTTTGTTTATGATGTCCTGTGCCATTGCCCACTCGCAGATCTGGCTGAAAAGTGTGCGCTGCTTTTCGCAGGAGCTGCGGGAGAGCCCCTTTTCCACCATTGCGTCAATGACCTGTTGATAATCTGCCGCTTTCAAGTCCCGCAATTGTCGGTCGTATAGCGGCGCAGCCTTTGCATAGGCCAGCTCGTACCCCTTTTGCATGTCCGTGCTAAGCTTGTCAAATTTGGGCTGTGCTTTCCATTGGACATAGGCATCCGCAAAAGTGCACTTCAGACGCGCTGCGGGGGTGTTCTGGGCGTTGTAAGCGTCCAGTGCTTGTACTGCTTCGCCTGCCGTTTCAAACGTCCCCAGAACGTCCCTTTTGGCTGTAAGCGCAACATACGGTCTTGCCCGCGCTCCACTCAGTTTATACACGCTGCCGCTGCCCTTTGGACGGCGGCGTTTTTTTCTTTGCTGCGGGGCGGCTTCCGGCTGTTTCTTCCCGCACCACGGACAAAAAGAAGCACCATCCGGGATCTCCTTCCGGCAACATGGTCTTACGCACTTCATAGCTTACTCCTTTTTTCGCCCGATGTAACCCTGCGCGCCTTTTTCCGAAGCTTCACGCCCGGCCTTGTAAGTTACCTTCAAATCGTCTATTGGCGGCTGTGGGTCGTCCGGGCAGGGGTCTAATCCCATGTTCTGGGCAAAATTGTATTGGTTGATGATG